CATTACTAACGTTCCAGGTATTAATATGTCCGTACTTTTCCTCTCCTTCTTTTTCATTTATTACATATAGTTGTACCGCTATTCGTATGGTTTCGTTATCAAACTCCATTGTAATTATATTATATGTTACTGAATAAAAACATATAATATAATCAATTTTTTAAAATATTTGGTTAAAAGTCTTATATTTACCGTTCTGCTCAAAATCCGAGTTATTAACAGATACGTTATCTTGTATTAGTTGATCCTTCCATAGTATGAATAGATCATTAATATGCTGCTTAAATTCTGCCTCTGTGGCAGGAACTTCAATATACCTATTTTTGTTAGTAATTAACGATAACATATCAATAAACCTCTGCATAATAGATGCGTACATAGATACTCCCGGAATATTATTATTGTTTATTCGAGCAGTTAGTAAATATTGTTGTTCTTCATTTTTAGCACCGGAGTTAATAATATCACTTAATTCTCTAATAATATCAAATGCAATAGGGAGATAAATATCAATATCAAAGCCAATTATAGCAGTCACATCACGTGCATCATATATGGTTTCAACTATCTTAGTAAGCCCATATAAATTGCTTAATATAGTAGTATCAATTCTAACATATTCAGTAATGTAATTTTTCATAAATTTTTCATCAATATGTGCTCTAGGATCAGGAGTACCTCCCATTTGTGATCTTGATCCACCCTGTTGTGTAGTAGCAGTATCGTTTAAATAATTCGTAACCTTTGCGATTTCCTCCTCAATATCTGACCGTAATTTTGGATCAATGTGAGGACTTTCATTTTTTGCTAAAATTGCAAGCTCTTCTTTTTTTGCTAACAAATATTGTTGAGCGATTTCCATATAAATTAATAATACATAAAAATTAAATATTCACGTTGTATATTAATTGGAGACAGTATCTATCTTGATCGCTAAAATTAGGAATAGATCTAGAAAAAGAATTCTTGTTTACGATTAAAACATCCCCTGGTTCAGTATCAATAAAAACTTCTTGATTTATAAGTTTTTCTTTATCCTCGTCGTTGTAGTTAGATAGGTCACCATAATTGAGCTTTTTATTAATTTCATCAACATTATAATATTTATCAATAATATCATTAGTATCAGTATTATCTTGTAATTTATTAGGAAAAATCGAAACAGTACCTCCATTAGAGAATGAATGTAACGGAATAAAAATATTAATAGACCTTGATTTAACAATATTAGTAGGGGGTGTATTTTTTCTAGTAATACAAAGCTGTATATCGGCTAATTGAATAGAAAAAGTTCTGGTAATATATTTATTATTGTTTTCAATTAAAGCATTTCTGATTAAAGTATTGAAATTATTTAAAATAGTCTGAAAATTATCAAAAGTGTCAGTATTTTCACTATTAATTGTATAGTTATAATTACCTTTAATTGCATGGTTTAATTGCTGATAGTTCATAAAAGCATCTGCGTTTTTAGCACTATATGTAGTAAATAGTTGGGTATACAATTCATTAATAAATTCTGTGGTATAGTATTTTTTAAGTATAAAATGAGTACCATTCGTAAAATTATAAGAGTTATCCGTCATTATAGATTATAAATAATAAAAAATATTATTTATAATATAAATAATATTTATATTAAATTATTATAGTAATAGTGAATAATCCGTAGTAAAAAGCCGGCACATATTTCTAGCTTCAGGCTTATTTTCATCCGGAACAAATATTTTTTCAATAATATCATTTTCTCTAAATCGAATAGTATAATCTAATTGATATTTATTTCTACCGATGCGTCCCATAGCTTGAATTGCTTTTTCTTGTGTTAAATTTTTGATCAAATCTTTACTTAAATAACCATGGCAGAATTGGTAATTTGTACCGTAAATATAATCACCATCAGCAATAATTAAATATAGCTTTTGATTAACAGCAAATTCTTTAACTAGTTCTGTATATGCGATACTAGTGCTTTGCGAAAACAAACCAATACCCAATAATAATAATACCTTCCAAATATCATCAACATCTTTAATAGCCATAACTTTTTCAACATCTGTATCCGAAATTCTAGATGTGTATGGTTGGTGTACGATATCTATAGGATTAACCCATTTTGTTTTATGATCTATCTTATTCGGAACATAAACTTCGGGTAAAGTAACCGATTTAATTAATCCATTTAGTTTCGATATCTCCGTTCTCATTTTTTTAATTTCAGGTGGTAGTGTGTCTTTCGTTATTCTTTTTTCCTTTTCTTCGTATGGAGCCATAGCATCTTCTAAATCTTTTTCTAATTTAGCTAATTTAGCATTAATAGTGTTATTGAATGAAATAGCATCTGTAATTTGTTTCATATTTGAAGCTGGTATTTTTGCGGTTTGTAAACAGAATTTCGCAATTTTATCAACGTTTTCAGCGATATATATAGTAGGGCCATCAGTTAAAGAGTATGCATCGGCGGTAGTTATATTAACTAGACCAGAATTAGGTGTATTTGTAGGACAAATTTTACTATTTGGTTTAATTTTATATTTTCTATCACTAATAAAGGTAGAATGTATAACCTGCCAACTCCAAATAGCGACATTAATATTTTCAAGAATATCCAGATAGTTTAATTTAATATTCATCATATTAATGTCTTCGATTGTTCTGAATACATTAGCAATCATATATTTGGTATCCATTAATTGACTAGCTAAAGAAGTATCATCAATATCACATCTTTTATTTATCCATATAATAAACTTACAGATTTCATGTAAATCTAAATACCTGAGAATAGTTTTGTTGTTTCTAATATGCTTTACCGAAATACACACTTTCTTATAGGTATCAAACATTAAATGTGGGAGTTCAACATATCCATCCTTATTTAAAATGGAAATAGTTTTTTTACACTCATAACTTTTAATAACAGAAATAGTTGCAGGATGGATATCAATATCAGACGTGGTAGTCTTAATCTCAAGATCAACTTCATCCACCAAATCGCTATATCTAGCAAGCTGTTCATCATCATCTGTGCTAGAAATTAGCTCAGTAAGTTGTGTTTTTCTTTTTAAAAGAGGGTCAATCGTCTGTTTATTGATGGTAATAAATCGCTCTTTAAAATCATCAATAACATCAACAATTTCATCTTCATTTGGTAACGTAGCAGATGATAAAATAATATTAGGAATAACATTAAGTGACCAATTTTTTTGAATAAGTTCATGACACGGATGATTACTATAGTCAAGCGTGATAGTTGGTTCATCCCAATATGTAATCATATTATGAGGCTTATTCCATGCAAGCATATAGTTCATAGCTGCATTATATGATAATAAATCGCAAATAATAATTTCGACTTTACTACCATCACTATTATCGATCTTTTTCTTTCCATCTCTATATTTAATATCTAAGCCTGTTTTATGATGCTTAATATAACTAGAGGCGGCTGAATAATGTAATCTAATGTCAGTTGCATCTCCACATCCAAACCCAAATGCAATTTTTTTACCAGCTGAAATTGCATATTTTGAAAGGGCAATACCAACATGTCGTGCCGCACAAACAAATATAACCTTATACGAGGCGGATAGTCCAATAGGTGATAATGTTTTTCCGGTGGCAGTTGGTGCAATATATAAAACTAAATTCGTCCTTGATGTATATTTATTGGTATCAACCTCTTCGTCTATTGGTTGAAGTGGTTTGTTAAATACATTAAACAAATCCTTTTGATGGCTATATAGCTTAACATCTGAATAGTGTATTAGACATTGATTTTTTTCAATATATTCTTGTGCATTCTCAATAATATGGTTAATACTAATCTCATCTTTAAATTTAGTTAATATATAGATTTGGAAATTGATAACAAAAGGATTAACATTGGATATTGTTTGTATATTCATCTGTGATAACGTATAATAGAAAAACTTCCATGTATCCTTCTTTTTTTTGTAATTTTTAAGTAGATTAGTTATTGCGTCAATTATCGTAAAATCATAAATGGTAGTAGCGTTGTTGGAAATATATTCTTTATCTTTATTCTCGATTTTAAATGCATCACTTTTTTTAAGTGCTCCACATTTTGGTGGTTTTTCAGGGATAGAATAATCTATTCCATATTTTTTAATTAGATTATTAATCAAGGGAATAAAATGTAGAGTAAATAAGTGATAATGCATAGCATCGTTCACGTCAAATATTTTAATGAAAGTAAATAATGATTCGTTTTCATTATATTTAATATCTGTATTATGAAACCCGTTAGATATAAGTTTAATAATTTTCATTTCATCTTTATCGACAGGGCGTTCTATGGACTCCCATTCTGATTTAGTTAGTTTGCTCTGGTTTAAGTCCATGATATAAATATATTATTGGTTTTAAATAATTATAAAAAATAATATCAATTTTTTTTATAATTTTTTTATAATTATTTTATTTTACAGTAAGCATTTAAAAACAATAACCGATTAATATTATACATGGAAAATACAATTTTCGTACGTAGATCCGATAGATTACAGTCTAAATCCAGAATTGATTATACAGAAGAAGCGGTATTAAGTGATTATACAGAAGAAGAAGAGGTATTAAGTGATTACGAAGAGTTATCTAAATTACACACTAGACAGGAATATAAAATCCGTGCTCTTTACAAAAAAATAGATTTTTATAAGAACTTTGTGACAAACGATGTTAACCTTGTGCGTACACCTCATTCATACGTACCATCAGAGCCCAAGTCGTTGCATCGTACACCAACTATTGGACTAGGCTTAGAGGGATCAAACGCAGGGACATTTTTAATCATGAACTTGTTCACGTTCACTCAAGCATTTTATTTGGTGATGGGAGTGATTGCTACCGCATCTTCCATGTCTATATTAAACAGTAATAGTTGATACTTGTCTATTGCTAATAAAAGTTACAGCCCCACATTTGTCCGCTTTTTGTATATTACTAATTTTGGTATAATTAACTTTTACATTTCTTAAATCACGATATTTTGTATTTTGTTTACATAAACACGCCGCCTCTAATAAAGTTAAATTAGATGGAGAATCATCTTGGATAATCACAAAACAAGATGGAAATGATCTTAAATGCAACCAAAGATAATTTTGGTTTGTGTCAAGTAACTCCCAATTTTCTTTTGCATTTTCCCCGATAATGATATTGGTTTCACCACTAACTATTGTTTTCATGTTATTTATATATTATATAAATAAATAACATAATTCCAATCAATTTTTTTTCTTTATCTTTTACGTTTGATAGTTCTTTTTCTTTGTTTATTGTTTCTTCTCTTTGTTTTTTTCCCACCATTAATTGGTGAATCTGAACGGCGTGATGGTTGAGGAGGAGGAGGTTTTGGTTTTACTTTTGTGGGTTTTGTTCCTGGTGCTTGTGGAGGTAAGTTAACAGGAGATCCTCTTTCAGCTGTGTCTAATGCCCTGGTATGCATAGAATTTGATAGACTATTATACCCTAAATCACTAGCCCTTATTGATATAGAGTGTAGTGTTGATGCTTTTGCTGGTGATTGTTTACTCGATTTTCCACTCCCCACCCTTCTTCTTTTGGTTTTTCTTTTTATAGTAGTTTTATTTTTTCTGTTGCGTTTAGTTTTTCTTCCTCCTTTTTTTTTATTTGGTAAACACTCGTCATGATAATATTTCCCATCAGATGTCTTAGTTCTAGCTTGTGACGTAAAAACTAATTTCCCACATTTCACACATGGTCCTCTATTTTCGGGTTCTGCTCCTGCTGCAGGTGGTGCTTTTATTTTTTCGTCTGCTCCTGCTGCAGGTGGTGCTTTTCTTGCTGCTTCTGCATTTCTTGCTGCTTCTGCACGGGCTCTCAACCTATCTCGGTTTAGTTTGGGTCGATTTTTTATTTCTTCTTCCTTTTTTTTTGCAGCTATTTCATCATCTTCTTTTTGTTTTTGTTTTGCGTCCCATTCTAAATCCCACTTTTCTTGTTGTTCTCTATCTTCTTTAACTTCAGGTGGTTCTATCCATGTGGTGTCTGTTGGGTTATTTAAATCGTACCAGTATTTATGGTTATGTGTTTTTGACCAACCTTCTTTCCAATCTTTGGGAATTTCTTGATGTGATTCTTGGTCAGAATTTTCTTCATCACTACTATCAGGGTCGAAGCCGTGATATTGAATAGACCACTCATATTTATGATCATCATCATCAATCGGCTTATTGTCTGCGTTCCTTGAATTATAATGTCCAATATTTGTCCATGCTAAGTCACCATTGTCATCCTCCATTTCCTTCCATAATTCAAAGTGTTTATCTTTTTCGTTATAAGGTTCATAATATATTGTTTTTTCGTTCCTTTTCGTTTCTGTTAGTGAATCTAAAAATGTTTTATACTTGACCGATCGTATCTCTTGTTCAAAATCCTCTCTACTTTTTGTTATAACTAATTTATATTTTTCCTTTATTGGGTAAATAAACATATTACCTATCATAGTGTACCCTGACTCATCCGGGAATTCAAAGCCACGTTGTTTTTCTCCATCAATAACACTTATATGCCTGCCTTCAGCTGTTTCCATTTTTTGACCCGAAGGAGGAATGTCATCACCTTCTATGTGGGCAATTTGCGTAGGATAATGTGTTTCTGGGGTGCGATTGTGTTTTTTCCAATCATCGAAGAAAAAAATACGATTAACACCGTTTTCCATAGCATAATATTCTTTTTCATGCATAATAAATTCAACACTTATTCTACCCTCGCTATCAGTATTATTTCCTCTTTTCGATTTCGAAACACTAGGTGCTTTTTGTGAAGATACTTTTTCTGCTCCTGCTGCAGGAGCTTCTTTTTCTGCGGGTGCTTCAGCTGCTACTTTTTCAGCAGGGGCTTCTTCACAAGCAGCTTTTTTCCCCGCCTTAGCTCTAACGATATGTCGAGCTTCTGGTCTAATATTTAAATACATTTGTTTACGGTAAAGATCGTAGTCATGACTATAATATAAGTTATCATACCAAAATTTACACCCTGGTCCACTGCCCCAACCTCTTCCAGTATCTATGAATGCTTGTCTAATAGCTCTAATATGTGGAGCTAATTTATCATCATCTCCATCTAGCATAGGTAATTCAGGAAATTTAAGACCACCCTTTAGTTTATCAGAATGAGTTTCACGCAATTTATCATAAACAGGACCAAATTTATCTGGTTTTTGACAATTACCAAATGCGGTGGATTGATTACCGCTAGGTAATAATACAGTATAAACTTTACCATCGACAGTTACCTTTTTCTCTTTGTCTTTTTCTTTTGTTTGATAATTTTCTTTATTTGTTGCACGCATACCTTCATTTGCAATAAATCCAGACATATATGTATATATTATTCCAATATTAAAAATCACCACTTTGATTTTTTGACATTAATTTTAGGCCCTGAAGATTTTTTACGAGCAGATTCTGGATCATACGCATCATCTTCGTCATCAGATCCCAGATTTTTAGACATTTCCCAGAATTCTTTTGACCCAAGTTTGAAATCTCCATGTGGATCGGCTTTATACCAAAAAATTTGGTCATGTAATTTGTTGGATTTTGAATTATTATTAATTACTAAACATTCATAATTTTCAGTACATTGATCCATTACTTGACAGAATGATTCAAAGGTTGGAAACATACCGGCATAATTTTCATAAATACGCTTACGATTAGTAATGTAAGGTTCACGTAAAATGAATACATAATCAATATTAGTTCTTAAATTAGGTGGTATACCTAAAGGATATTGCATAGTTATTATCAACATAACCTTCCAATGCCGACCATTCATAAATAATAGTCGCATCATTTTATCTTTTGCCCAAGCATTATCATAAAGACAATCATCCAGAATAACAAATGTTCTAGGGTCGATAGTTGATCTTTTATAGGCGGCTTGTTCCTTTTGCATTTGTTTTAATACTCCTCTTTGTCTTTTTAAGATGTTTTCAATAATAGCGGTGTTATATTCGTTGTGAATAAACAATTTAGGAACATGTGTTCCATAAAAGCCGTTTCCTTCTTCTGTACCAGATATAACAGTACCAATAGGTATATCTTGGTGATAGTATAATAAGTCTCTGACCAAGAAACTCTTACCTGTATCTCTTCGTCCGATTAAAACACATACTGGGCCTTTATTTTCATTCGGTCTAAAGCTAATTTGTTTCATATCAAATCGTTTAAGTTCGAGTGTCATATTTTATTTCAAGTTTATTATTTTTGAAAAATGAACTAATAAGTTTAAAATGTTATAAAAAAAAATTTATAAATCGTAATGTTAAACTATCTAAAAACAAAAAACGAGAATCTGTTCAATAGTTTAGAGGGTTTTAAGGAAGAATATGGAAATGTGGTTGAGTGTCAAAATTACATACCAATATATGAAACATTATTTATAAAGAATGAAGACGATAATAAAGATACGATGTTAGTATCAAATAATGTAGTAGATGAGATAAGGTTAAATGACGATAATACTTTTAGTTGTAAGTTGTTGGATATAAGTAACAATATAAAAATAGACGGAGACCTATTTATAAAGTTTTCTCCAATAATGAATGTAACTAGATATTTAACAGGTAAATATGAAAAGGAGAATAACATTTATACCTTTACCCAAAATAATGAAAGTAATAGTCACAGTAAAATTCTAGATATCAATAATAGCTCATATATAGATGGGTTTTTTTCATATATATCTTCTTTATTGTTGAATGAGTATGGTATGTTTCACGGTATAGACTATTATGGAAGTTATCTAGGAATAAAGAATAATTACACAGTAAATATAGGGGATGATTTAGATTATTTGATCGATTCCGAATATTTTATGACTAATATAGATAATAATTATAGTTTATCAGGTGATATGATACGAGTAAATGAAATAAAGGGAATGAATAATATATCAAAAAAGTATAGATCTAAATTAGAAATAAAAGAAGAATGGAAAGATAATATGAATGAACCGATGATAGAGGATCAGATGCTTGATTTTGAAGATGTATTCGTGAAAGAAACACCTACATTAAATAATGAAAATGAATTGACAGTATTTAATATAAATACAGATGCGATAAAGGATAATATATCATTAGATGAAGATTCAGATGATAGCGATTCATCTAGAACGGTAAATACTGAAGATTTATCTGAAGATGATTTATCATCTGAAGGAGAAGAAGGTTCGTCTAGTGACGATGAATCTTCAGAAGAAGAAGACTATATAGATGTAAATGTAGTAATAGATAAATTCCCTGTTCAACTAATATGCATGGAACGATGTAAAGATACTTTTGATAGTTTAATAGAGAATGGTCTAAGTAATGTGGAATGGACTACCGCATTATTTCAAATAGTAATGATATTAATTGTGTATCAAAAAACGGTTTGGCTGACACATAACGATTTACATAGTAATAATATAATGTACCAAGAAACCAGCAAAAAATATATACATTATAAATATAATGATATTTATTATAAGGTGCCAACCCATGGTCGTATTTATAAAATAATAGATTTTGGAAGATCTATATATAAATTTAAAAAATATATGTATTGCCCAGATGCATATAAAAAAGGAGAGGATGCAGCCAGTCAATATAATTTTGGTAACTATTATGATAATAAGAAAAAGGAAGTATTGCCCAATTTTAGTTTTGATTTATGTCGATTAGCATGTTCTGTGTTTGATAATATTTTTACATTTAATATGGCGGATGATTATAGTAAAAAATATATAGATATAAAATGTAAAAAAGATGAAGTAGCAAGATTGATAAATGATTGGTGTAAAGACGATAAAGGTAGAAATATATTATATACAAGTGATGGAGAAGAACGATATCCCGAATTTAAACTATATAAAATGATAGCACGAACAGTAAATAACAATTTACCCCATAAACAATTGGAGAAGAGTATATTTTCCAAATTTAGTGTATCAAAAAAATCGATACGAAATAATTTACGCGATAAGAATGTGTTGTATTTAGATATAGATATGATACCACAAATGTATGTAGATTAATATTATAAAATTCATTATTGAGATTATAATATTATAAAATTGACTTTAATAATTTAAAAAGGTGTTTTGTCGGTAAAAACATTCACAGTTCCTCCAGATTGAGTACCTCCCCCATCGTAAAATTGTTCATAAACAAAAAAGGCCGCAATTGACGACATAAATACAATAAAACTTTCCTTAAATAGATCCTTTAACGGTAACAAATCTTTTTGTGTAATTTTCAACTCCGTAAATTTAAAAACCAGATAACACACGGTGACAATAATTGATAATGTCAAACTATCCATAAAAAAATAGTATAATAGATTAATTTCAACTAAACGAATTAGTTAAGAAATTCTAGATTATCCAAAACAATATCGGGTTTATTATTAATTGGATCCCCAATACTGCTAAAATCCAAAGAATTCAAAGGAATATCATCCCCCAAAACAAGTTTTTCATCATCTTCATCGTCGTCTTCTTGATTTAATCTGTTTTCAATCTCCCTCTTTTTACTTAATTCTTCTAAAAAGTCCACACTTTTGGGTGCTTCAACTTCTTCTTTTTCATCTTTTCCAGTTAATATACTGTCGGTATTGTTAAATTGAATACTTTGATTTTCTGAATTTTCTGAATTTTCCGGTTCAGGTTCAGTAATCACCTTTAAAAATACATTATCTTTTTCTTCGTCAGTTGCTGGAGTAGATCCACCGGTTTTGTCTTTAACATCTGCTTCCTTCTTAACATCAACTTCCTTCTTAATATCTTCCTGAACCGGTTCTTCTTTCTTTTCAATCTTTTCTTCTAAAACTTCTTCAATAACTTCTTCTTCAACAGTTTCTTCAATATAATTTTTCAATATATGTTCAATTGGAAGACTATCACGAATAGTAGTAAGTATGCATTCTTGAATAATAATCTCTAATTCTCTATTATTTTTTTGTTTTTGAAGAGAATTCGAAAATTTATCAAACAAGTATACATTTGTATAAATTTTTCTAGCGGATTGAGTATAGCAATTATGAATAAAAACATTTAGTTTTGGTATTTGCAAATCGATTTTTTTCTGTTGATTACCGACTCTTACACTGGTGAGTAATTTTAAATGAATAACATGCACACATGTAATTAAATCATTAATATAACCACAACCACTAGTTTCAATAATTCGTTTTACTTCCTCCTCTACAGTAGAATTGCCCCACTTTGGAACCTGGGTAATTAAGTTTTGAAAGGTCATAAGATATTTATCTTCTTCATCATTTTCAGAGCAAAGCTTCCAAGATTCATTAAAAATAGAATTAAATCCACTAATAATGCAAGGTGTTAAAATAGTTAATAACCTAGCACACCATTCATTTTTTGATTCATGCAATGAAGAAACAGAAAAATCGTCCATGTTTAAATAAAAGATATATTTTCTAAATCCAAATCAGAACGTAAATATATGAAATAAAACATAATAAATAATAAATGTTTTTCATTTCTAAATTCTTTTTTAATTTTATGGAAAAATATAATAATTTCATATTTTTTATCATCGGCAATATTAATTTTATTATTCTCTAAATATTCTATAAAATCAATAGCACTAAAGCCTTTTAGATAAAAACTTTCGGATAGGGAAATAATATCTTTCAATTGCATAAATGATGCATCGGTTATCTGTTTTTTAAATACGGTGGTGTGTTTTTTTCGATATGTCCTATATGGTGCGTTAATATTTACTTTATATTGATGCAAATTAAATGTGGTGTCTATTTTTTGTTCAGGTATATATATCTCGCAAAACCGACTTAATATTGGTTTTAATAAACTAAATCTATTTTGTACTACTAAAAAAAATCGTGTTGTGTGTGTAAATAATTCAATACATCTTCTTAATGCAGACTGTGCGTCAATAGTTAAACAATCGGCATTTAATAAAATTATACTCTTAAAATCATTATGTTTAAATGAAATATTTGTTTTAGAGAATAATTTCAAATCTTCTCTAATAAATTTAATACCTTTACCATGTGAACAATTAACACACATAACAAATTCTTTAATCTTTTCCTTATTATTATCATAAATATTGTTAATGAAATCAAAAACAATAGTTTTTTTTCCAGTACCAGGGGGTCCATGAAATATAATATTGGGTATTTTAGATTCATTTTGAAAATAGTTAAGTTTAGTTATAATATCACGATGAATATCTAGTTTTTGCATGATAGCTAATAATATTTTAAACTAATTATTTAAACTATTATTATTTTAATTAATAAATTGAGGTAAGGGATTGTGTATACGGGTTTTTCTTGAATGCCTCCAGAATTGAAGGTTCCATTCTTTGTATAGCGACATCTTGGTTTAATTTGTATGGTGAATCTTGGTATCCCATATTACTTACCGATGGGGGTGCAGCAGTTAAAGAATTTCCTGCTGGACCAATATAACTATTGACTCTGTCACATTCTAATTTACCGGTTTGATAATTAACTTGTCTGTTTTGATGATTGGCGTTACCATGATTAATTCTAGAACCCATTAATCCTTCCTTTGTTTGATTAATATTAGCATTAGACGCAGACTCATACGAAGTATGTGCATTTGATACACCACTTCCTCCTCCAGTACCTATATATTCTCTGTGAGAATTAACCTTGTCTGATTGTGAATTATGTTTTGATAAGTGATAAGCACCACTTCTTGGTCCATCAACATTAAGATGGTTTTCAGCACAAACATCCATTTCTCTATTTGTAACTTTGAGTTCATCACGAGGATTATTATTATACGTTGCTCCTACAGGCATAGACATATTTCCATATTGTCTAATATTTCCAATATAACCCTCTTTTCTAGAAGGTTTTAGCATATCAATAAATGGTGCAGCAGCTGCTCCCATAGCACCCTTGATTGCTCCAAAAAAACCAGACTCTTCGTTACAAGTACGGTTATTATCTTCCACAGACATAGTATTTAATCCATAATCACCTTCAGAAGCAGGTGCTCTTCCGATGGAATTTACAGAAGACATGGGGGTTGGTTTTGGGTCTTCCCTATTGCTTTCAGTATATTCGCCCGGAATATATGCTTTCTTTGCTTCTGATGATGCAATTCCTTCGTACGCTGATGTAGCGGTAGTTCGATTTGCATATTTTAAATCAATATTACTCCTTGCAGTTTGTCCTTTTTCTAAACCTGTAGTAGTAAATCCCCATCCGTGGGCATGTTGATCATTTTTCATACTTTCCATACCATCATAAAAACGATCAGGTCTATTTTTTTCAACCTTACCAATACTTTTTTTATCAGCATAATTCTTAATATAATGATTTGCAGGTCCATTATGCCCGTCCAAGCTATATGACTGCTTTGGGTTTGTTTTTACTCTAAGCTCGTCTACACCTTTTGGTTTATAACTATCTCTTGCTTCTAAACCGCTGTTATATCCTTGACTTGATCCTGTAGAAGTATAACCCTGATTAAGTCCAGGGGCAACTTTTATTTCTTCCCATGGTTTTACATTCGCCATTTTCATACTAGGATTTACTCTAGCTTGCATAAAATCATTTTGGTTTGGTGCACCCCCGATATGATTATATCCTTGTTGAGGTTGAAATAATGGTGCAACTTCAGTCTTTGAAAATTGTTGGCTACCAGCTCCAACCATACTGTCCAGTACAGTTTCGTTGGAGTTAAAATCAGAGGTTCGTCCTCTTATTTTTGCGCCAAAATATGGTTGCATATTATTATGCTGTAATTCTTTATTATTAACTACTTTTCCGGTTAATGATGTAAAACCTTCGTTTTTCTTAACACCCGCATTATTTACTTTCTTATCATAAGAAATATCTTTAGAATAATATCTATCTCTTGGCTGTTGAGATTGATATCCTTGTACAGTAGAATCACGTAATTCATCATTACTTACAACGGGATAGTTTTGAAGTACTTTAGCATTTTTGATTAATTTTTGAGGATTGTTTTTTTGTGTATTAGCATATCCTTCTTTTTTCTTTTCTTGACCATGCATATTTATTAAACCGGCCCCGGCTATAATAGGTATTAATAACTCCATAATATATAATCTCATTATATTATTTTTATTCTAAATACTAATATTTTTGAATTATACGTTATAAATTTGAAATGTCTAAAGAATGTATTGCGTATAAAAAATAATAAACTGAGTAGATTTTAGGAATATATAAAATTATTTTACTGTGATTAAAATAAAATATTAGTATATTTTATATGGCAAAAAGTGCTACTAGAAAAAGAACGAGTCAAAGACGCAGAAAAACATTAAAAGGTGGATTTTGGTGGGGAGCTGCTGCGGAGACTCCCTCTACCCCAACAGATGCTGACATTAAAACTGAAGAACAAATATTAGCGAAGATGCGTGCAGACCAAGCTGAAGCAGCTCGTACAACCGGTGCTCAGGTTAATAGTGATATACGTAACGAGCCCCATACTCCACCACCAATCCCTGTTGGTGGACGTCGTCGCAGAAAGAGATCTTCAAAGAAAGCAACGAAATCTAAGAAATCTAAGAAATCTAAGAAATCAAGAAAATCTAAGAAGCGTACTGGACGTAGAAGAAGACATTAATTTACTTATATATTTAATATAATTATTATATATATAATGACAAAAGTAAGATTTACTTTATCTAGAGGGAGACGTGGAGGTAAAAAAAGCAAAACATCTAAAAGAAAGACACGAAAACAATCACCTTCACCATTACCAAACTCAGTATTATTTGGAGGAAAGAAAAGAAAAACAAGAAAAACAAGAAAAACATATAAAATAAAAACTAGAAAACAAATGCGATAAATATAATTTAATTATATATTATAGTTATTAAATGATAATAATAAGAATATTTTGTAATTGGAATAAAGAAACAAGTGATTGTTTCATAAAATTTAATGAATTAGATAAAGACCCAGATTATAATATAAAATATAAATTAACAGACACAAACAATTATACACATGTACTTTTTTTAAATAATTATACAATAGAACCCTCAAACTCATCATTATTTAATATGACAAATATTATTGCGAAAAATAATATAATAGGATTAGCATTTGAACCACCTGAAATAGAAAGAATTCATATTAACAAATATAAAGATATCAAAAAATATATAATTCCGTATGAAATAAAAGATATGCCTGCTAATTTTAACATTAATTATAGTTATATTAAGCCAACTGTAGTTAGAACAATAAATATAAAAAAAAATAAAATTATGTCATTCATTCTATCTTGGAAAACGATGACGCAAAATCACGATTATAGACTAATATTAGCAAAGGAAATATTGAAAACTGATTTACCAATTGATATATATGGTGATTATAGGAGTTCTTTTACAGATATAAATGATAATAGATTAAAAGGTATGTTTTCTAATTTAGGAAATGAACCATATCTAGAATATAAATTTAATGTATGTATTGAAAATTCTAATCATTCCGATTATTTTACAGAAAAGATAATAAATCCGATGTTATTAGAGACTACGCCAATTTACTATGGTTGTAAAAATATTGATAGTTATTTTCCAGATATACCCATAAAGTTAAAAGGTATTTTAGAGGATGATATTAATTTATTAAGAGATATATGTAACAATGAAGATAAATATATAAAAAGTATTAATACACAAGAAATAATGGATAAAGTTTCAATAAAAAACTTGATAAAAGAAGAATTTTTGTAGTGAAATAGGTTATTAATTAATTACATAATAAATAATTAATAAAAAATGATAACATGGGCTTTGAAGCCCCGTCACCAAATTTTTATGCGGGGCTCAGCGGGGAATCGAACCCCGGACCTCCTGCACCCAAAGCAGGAATCATACCTCTAGACCACTAAGCCACCATACTAGTGCGGGGAATCGAACCCCGGTTTCATCCGTGTAAAGGAGGTGTACTAACCGTTATACTACACCAGCAATTTTAGGTTTATTTCTTAGAACCCATATAAATATGAGTGTTTTGTTTAAATATAAATATAATTAATATATAATGATAAGACAATATCCAATTAATATAGATGATGTTAAGGAAGAACAATATTATATTTTAGATATATGGAATGACGAAGATAGTAGTGAACATAAATTATATACAGTAGAACTTAATAGAGAGGATGGAGTTGTATGGAGTTTTCGAAATTTAATACCAGAAAATGGTGAACCTCCGTATATAACAATTGACACCTCATCTGATATTATAAACCGTACATACCAATTATATGTACCTTATGCAGCCACAAACACAGTTCGGAATAGATCCATAATTAAAACTCCACACCCAGAACGACATATGGGCGGTAAAAAACGAAAAACCCGAAAAACCAGAAGAAAACGAAAGACAATTAAAAGATCTAAAAAAACGAAAGGAAAAAGAACAACCAACAGAAAAAGAACAACCAACAGAAAAAGAACAACCAACAGAAAAAAGCATGGTGGTAAAACAGATATTCTAGAATATAAAAAATATAAAATTAGTAATCCAACAATTGATGATTATATTCATGCATTCGGTAAAGAAAATGGTGACTTATTTTTTAATAATCCCAAATATCAATATTCACTATATAAAATGCCTTTCACAGGAGAAATGACTGATAGAGTAAGATGTGCAGATAAAGATGGTAAATATTCTAGTGGTGATTTATATAGATATGCATATATAAACAATCGTGACTGTATATATGGATTTGGTGTGGAGTGTGAATTAAATTTTACAAGTAACAAATATATAAAGTTATTAGATAAAAGTAACCCTTATTCAAAGACATTTGAACAAGATGTAAAAAATTGTGTAAATAAAAATAAAGATAAAGAAAAACAAAAAATTGGTTCACCAATAAGTGTTGCGGAAGTAGAAGGGGTAGAAGAAACAAAAGAAAATAACGATCATAATAATATTTTCGATTTTAGGTCATTATCTTTAGATGAAAGATTGGGTGGAAAAAGAAATACAATAAAAAGAAATAATAAACATGTAATATAGATAATATTTTAGTATATCTTTAGTATAGCTAATGCATTAGCGTAATCAAAACTATCAATATAATTAAATCTAGCATTATTTGGTTTATGCGGGGAATGTTTACAATAATTAATACAATCGCAAGTAGTATTAGTTTTGCCTGTAACATGAGCAAAACATACAATAGGTGGAGGATTTGGTGGATTATTCTTCATACGTTTAATTCTACTCCAAGTTATTTTAGATAAAATATGTTTATTTGTCATGATTTGATTATAATATTAATAATAAAATTATAATCATTTTTTTTCATATTATTTTTTATAATATTCAGAATTAATTTTGTAATGATCTTTTTCAAGTGTACGAGTATTTAAATTATTTTCAAATTGTTTACATACATTAAGTTGTGGGTCCATAAGTGGGAAGTCCCAGCGGTCATTTCGAACCCCCCTGTATTCAAATGCCGGATGGCTAGATCTAGTTTCATCAACATATGATGCTGCTTCTGAATATTGTAAAGGCATTGATATAACAGATTTCTCCATATAATTATTAGTAGATTTACAATCACGGTTAAGTTTTCTAGAAAGACCTTTAAGATCGCTTTCTAAATTAACTGTGTTTGTTCTTAAATTACCACCCCATTTTGTTAAGCGAATATGGGGGTCTTCAAAATACATAGGTTTATCTCCATTATTTCCTGGAACATTCATAACATATCTACCAATATCGGTAGTTTGTTGTAATTGTTTTTGAATTCTAAGAGGATCATCATGGAATCGAGTAAACATTATAATATATTAACATAAGAATATATTTTAAACCAAAGTTTTATTAATTGATATAGTTTGTAGATAATCATACATAAAGTAACTAAATGTAAGTAAAATAATATCATATACGACAGCTTTATACCCTACACCATGAAACCATCTAGAGAAGAATGATTTATCAACTGGTTTGGAAAGAAAGTATATTAAGAATGAACCACTAATAATTATAGTAGTTATAGCAACAGCTATTAATTTGTATAAAGTGGTGTTAATGTTGAAGTAATTAATGCTTAGTTGAGAAATTCCCATATAAATAGCAAATAAGAAGATATCCAAAAGTGCACTCTTAGAAAAGTTTTTCCCGTAATATTCATTAACTAATTGTTTATTGTTAGTAAGAAGATACGGTATTTTTAAAATGTATGCTATAGTGACAGTTACAAATGTAAAGGAAAATATATATGATACTAAATGATCGTACATGTATATTATATGGATAAATTAATTTAGAGGACGTGGTCGTTGGTTTTTCTCGATAACTAATGGTTCGGGCATAACAAATTCAACTTTATCAATAATACTTTTATGTTTAACACAAGTTAACTCTGGATTAATGGGTGCCTGAGGTTCAACTAAATTGGTTGAACCTATGCCAAATAAACTTGATTCAATATCAATCGGATTTCCAGATAATTTTTCTCGTGGAATAGCCGCCCCATTAAATCCTAAGCATGGCAAATGGGTTGTAATTGCTTGACCGTATGCACTATTGGTATATGTTTGATATGAATTAACATCTTGAAAAATTCTTTGTTCACATGAATAATCTCTCACAGAGTTTTTATTTCGAGTAGAAGCCATGATATAGTATAAGAGGATATAATTTTATAACTTTTTAATTAAATTATTATAAATATCTTTATTTATTTTATTTTCTAACAAGTATTCCTTTAATAGTAAAAAGGTTTCATGAAAATAGTCATATGCAAAAAACATTATAATACCCATATCAAAATTATCTTGTAACATTAGGTTCGAAAATTTGATAGAAAGTGTTTTCAACTCTTCACTATTTTCAACGGCGGGTTTTAAGTGTTCAATTTTAACATCAATAACAGTTTCGTTATATTCTTCTATTTGAAAGAATGCTAATAACTGTTGTCTAAATAAAGTATCTCTCATATCGTCGTCTTCTACTTGTATAGATGAATAGTTAACATCCACATTAAAATCAAAAAAATTAGATATTAGTTTACCATCTTTAGTAATTGGGGTCGCATCTTCACTTTGATACATATGTATTTTATATAAAATATATTTTTAATATAAAATAATTTATGTGTTATTATCTCTGGTTAATTCTCTGGAGGGTAATCCACCTCTAATCCAGTTGCTATCAGCTGCATCTTCAATAAGATTTCCAGGGTTAGCGACTGACTCTTTAATAGATGGCAATAATGGATAATTAGAATATTGGGTATAACAAATTTCACTTGAAGGATTTACGCTTTTTCTGTTAGTAAATGTGTCACCTTGTAAAAGTTGTGTTTCCATAGTAGGATCAGCGGTTCCTTTACCAAGATAAGGTACCGTCTTATATGGTCGTTCTTGTAAATTTAATTTACATTTATTTGAAGCGTTGACCTGTTTCACTAAAAGGGCAGAGTTTGTATCAATATTACACCCCCCCATACCAACTTGGTGAGAACCTGTAAAGTTAACATTAGGTTGACTTAATGCAAAATCAATTGGTTTTTTCATAGCACAATCATTAGCAAAATGGTTGGTCAACATATAATTACCGTGTTGAACATTTTGAAGATCGGATTCATTTATACCACACGTATCGTTTCCGATTCTTGACATATTAGAAAATGTAAAATCTTGAACTGAAGCCATATATATAATTAAAAAATATTATATTTTTAATTAAATAATTAATAGTTGGTGTAGCGGGGAGCATTTCTTCCTGCTGCAACCCCCATTACCTTCTTTAGTATATACCATTATCCCCTAAATCAACGGTTAATATTTTATGATATAATTTACGGTAACATGTGAAGGAATTATAGAGAAGGCACTCCCGCCGCCAGTAGCAGCAGTAGTAAACGTATGGTTGTGTGAACCTGCTGCTGCTGTACTGTGATGCGCTTTGTACGTACCATTATCACCATCACCCCAACTAGGGCCTTGCCCTCCACTATCATTCCAATCATCCTGATATGTATTAATTCCATGAGAATGACTACCGCCGGCGGCGGTAGTTCCTGTATGGGTGTGTGATGGCATCTGTGCCGTAGTTAAAGTATGCGAATTACTACCAGCTTTTGTCCCTTGCGTACCGGCTGTACTACTCGATCCCATCATAAAACGCCCTTTAAAATCAGGCGGATAATATGACGTGCCCGAGTTTGTGCCCACTCCTAATGCAACTAAGGCATCATATATACCATCAGTATTAGTTCTTGCTGTACCGTCACATATAATCCAACCATCTGGATCACTCGTTCCTAGGTAAGATATTATACTACCTGTAGGTGCGATGCCTATACCTACTCCATTTATTGAATACGACATTTATAGTTAATATATAGTGATATTAATAGTTGGTGTAGCGGGGAGCATTTCTTCCTGCTGCAAATTTGTCACCTTCCTTAGCAGATACCATATCTCCATAACAATAGTTTGCAAACCCTTCTTGATCATTCGGAATAAGTGTATTTGGGTTTGAAATAAAACTGTGCATCGAGTCTTCAAACATATAATTATCCCCTAAATCTTTGAATAATCGCTTATCTATTTCAGTATTGGTTGAATTATTTGATTTGATAAACGATTTTGTTTGTTTATTAATTTCATCAACAACAGTTGGTTCATATGCTGGTGGAGCTGCTTTTTTATTTGGATTCCCGGTATAATCAGTAACTAATACATTATTCATAGGATTTTTAGAATTAATTTTTTCAAATGTTACCTTTTTATTTTCTGTCTTAATGTTACTTTCAAATCCTTCATATGGTTCAACCTTATTCGATTTTAGAAAAAAGCAATAATATAAACAAATGGCCAAAATTGTCATAAATCCTGAATATAAATGTGACATATTTCCAAAAATAGAAAATAGTATTATTGATAAAAATATTACTAATCTAATCAAAGCATTTAATTTTTGCACATCAGTCATATTTTTATTAGGCCATAAATGAGTTATATATTTACTATTAATTAATAACATAGGTTCATTTAATACAAAAGTATCATTATTCATATATATATATATATCGTAGTTTTTTATTTCTTACCTTTCTTTTTCTTTTTCTTCGGATTATTTTGTTTTATCGGATTTTGGTCTCTAGATGATTTTTCAGGCTTTTCTCCTAAAGAGAATAATAATTCGTCCATTCCTCCTTCATCAACCCATTTATTGTATTCTGCTTCTTTGGTTGCTAATTCTGCCTGATTAATTATATTTTGTGCTTGTTTAATTTTGTTTTCTTCAGTTTGCTGTTTAAGGCGTTCGACTATCTTCTCTCGTTTCATTTCTCTTTCCATATGTGATTTAAATGCTCCAGTATTAAATTTTGCTTTTCTACCCATATTAGGCATTCCCGGAATTCCATCAACACCCATTTGTTTTAATATTTTATTAATGCTTCCCATACCTGCCATACCTTCGACTTTTTTCATTAATTCTCCAGCTTCTTCCATTAATTCACTTTTTTTAATGTCGCCTGATTTAATTTTTTCATCTAATTTTGAACCAGCTTTTTTTACAAGGTTCATTATTTTAGTTGGATTTTTCATCATCGCTTTTAATACATCTTCTGTATTTTCGACATCTCCTAGTTCTTTTGCCATTTCTTCCGCTGTTTCCTCAGCAATTTCTTTTGCTAATTGGCCAATTTTTCCTTCAAGCATTGATGATAAATGTTCTTGAAAACCGTCAATATTTGGCATAGCATCATTAATATTATTTGAAATATCACTAGATTCTTTTCCTTCAAATGTACTCTGTATATTATCCATTGTTTCCTTTAATTTATCTTTAAATTCCGTTTGATTAATATTTTCAAATAGTTTTGCGGTATCTCCAAATGATTTTCCATCATTCATATTACCAACAGTAGCGAATAATATAAGTTGTAAATATTTCCAAATAGTGTCTTTAATACCGTCGCTTACTCCCTCTAATTTCCAAAGAAGTTTAAAATCAATATTCGGTAAAAAATTTAAATTGTATTCTTCGTTCTCAAATATTTCGTTATTTTGATATAAAATATCAAAAAATCTTTCGGGGTATATTTTTTTACAATGCTCAAAAATAGATTGATAATCAATATCATTTCCGTTGTATAAAAGTTTTATACCTTCTTCAGTTTCTTCTGGAAAACTGGTTTTTAGATCTGTACAAAATTCGTCCACTATTTTTTTAAAATCCTCTGGTGCACTAATATCTTCCATACTATTTATTATATATTTTATTTAAATATAAATATTTATAATTAAATAAATCGAATACTTATTTTGAATAAGCCTCTGACAATTTTGATAAATTCATTATATATTGCATACAACAATTTTGATTTTCGGTATCCATAGACCGTATAGGGTCTCTAAAATTATCAATTTCTTTCATAATTTTGGCGGAATCATCCATTTTTTGGACATCTTTTGAATAATCTTTATTTATAAAAAATGCTACATCACCTTTTAGAATGTCATCTTTGTATGGTATCCAAATATAATTATACCATACCGAAATAAGTAGTTTTGGATTAAATTTTTTTAATGTCATTAAGGTGTTTTGGGTTGTAACTAATGCAACATTATCTGGAAATATTCCAAGCATTTCATTTATAAAACCTTCAAACTGTGTATTGAATGTCTTAAGTATAATGGATTGGTTAGACGTCATATTATATTGAATGATAATCTTTTTAAATGTTTACTTAATTACATTAAATATCAGCTCTGGGTTGTCTTGGTACGTCTTTATCCCTTGTTTCCATAATTTGTTCCATGGACATACTACTATCTACTTTATTTGGAGCCCAAGTATCGGGTGGCGTATCAATATTATCACGTGAATCATGTGATACATAATTATGCATTTGTCTTACTCCCCCATCTCCCTTTTCTGGAGAAAGATCATCGTTTGATTGATCTAAATAACTATACATATCCGAGATGACCCCTGTCATAGAACTTCCTAAAGAACCCCCTCCTAAAGAAAAAGCTTGGGGTTCAGTTACGGTAGAAATAGTTTGTTTTGTATTACTTTGGATTTCGGGTCTTAAATAATCGTTTATTTGCGAACCGAATAATACATGGTGATTTTTATTTAATAATAATAAAGCTGGAACTTTTGTAACAGTTGGGGGTAAAATAACATTTTGCCCATTATCAAGTATGATAAAAGTTTGTCCTTTTTCGTCTTTCCTTCTCTTATCTATACTTATAAAATGCATATCATTTTTTACTTCACTTTTTGCTAAACTTTGAAGTAATGTTGAACAATTTTCACAATATTTGCTATAATATAATACACTGCTCATAGTTATTAAGTTATTCAGTTAATTTTTTAAACCGATTTTAATTTATTAATTATATAAATGTTTAATTAAAATTGATTAAAATATAAATAAATGTGCATTTCTAAAAACACAACATGTATGAAGCAATTCCAAGTTTAACAAAATGCAAAAGGGCGTTAAGGCAAATATGTAATCTAAAAAAAAGAAAGAATTTGACTAACGATGAATTAATAAAAGTAGAAAAATATAGATATTATTGGGATATATATAATAGTAATTATACACGAGCGTTGCCGTATGAACTACAAAATATTATATTATCATTTATTGATCCAAACACAAGAATGAAGATTCTTAAGGCGCTCTATTATAAAAAAATTAAATCTAAAGTAAATAACATTACGACTAATGCAACAGCATCAGAATTATATGGGATTTATAAACATATAGCTACTTTTCGAAGCTATGGGATTTTGCCAGAAATAGAAATATCAGCGTTTGAGGGGGGTCTTTGTCATCTAATAGATTCTCGAAATTTTAATAGTTTTCGTCATCAGTATAGGGTGACCCCTAATTATGTAGTTGGACATATAAAAACTATGCTGCAGTATCAATTAAAATATTATACAAACATACATAAAATAATTGAGAATAAAGATATAATATATACGCTTGAAATAGGAATGAAGAGCCTATATTTACGTATTTTGAGACTTATCTAAAAAAAAATGATTTGGGTTTAATACTTATTAGGATAGTATAAATTAAAATAACAGAAGTATCAACTATGACAGAAGTATCAACTATGACAGAAGTATCAACAGTATCAAGTAATCTAACTATCACAGAGTTACCCAGTAATCTAAAAATCACCGATAATGAACGCGAGCATTATGTAAAAGCTACACGTAATAATGCATGTAAATTTCCGACACCCGATGCAGAATCTATTTGGGCGATGGAGCAGATGAAGGAGTGCAGTAAGTGTTTGATAAAGAAAGATCTACTTTCTTATATGGGAAATACATCAGGAAGAGATGCGTTTGATGCAGATGGTTACCGTCTTCGTCGTCCGGAGTGCCGCGATTGTACTAAATCTGCCGCAGTAGGTAAAGCCGAAGCAGTTAAGGTTGCTAAATCATTAGGAATACCACATAAGGCACCCGAAGGAACAGCATGCGAGTTGTGTAAATCTACCAAGAAGATTGTATTTGATCACGATCACGAAAAGAATACATTTCGTGGGTGGCTATGTGACCCATGTAATCGCTCGATGGGTGTTTTGGGTGACAAGGCAAGCTCTCTTTTAGAGGCAGTTGCCTATCTATCAAAAGGAAACGAGGAGGCTCAGTTATTAGTTAATATTTTGAAAAAAATAGTGTAAGGGTACAGCGAGTAGTTAATATTTAAAAAAAACATGTAAATTAATAATTAAATTCTTTTTTAATTATTAATAAAATTGATTATAATTATATTAAATAAACATGTTATAATATATTATGGCTCCTAAAATTTATGATTTATCAGAAGCAAATGGAATTTTGAAATTTACATTAAATGAAACTGATGTTTCAATTGCAAATGGATTAAGAAGAACCGCTATATCCGATATAGATACGGTGGTTTGTAGAACAACCCCATATGAAAAAAATGATTGTGAGTTTGAAATTAATACTTCCCGATTTAATCATGAAATATTAAAGCAAAGATTAAGTTGTATTCCTATACATATTACAGATATTGAAGGGTTTCCATATGAACAATATGTCCTCGAATGTCATGTAAAAAATGACACAGATGCAATTTTATATGTAACGACGCGAGATTTTCGGATTAAAAATAAACTAACAGAAGAATTTATTCCAGATGAACAAAAGGAACAGATCTTCCCAAAGAATGATTTTACCAACGAATATATAAAATTTTGTAGATTAAGACCGAGTATTTCGGAAGAGATACATGGAGAAGAGATTAAATTTTCTTGCAAGTTTTCAGTTGGAAATTGTAAAGAAAATAGCATGTTTAATGTTTCGTCTATATGTGCTTATGGTAATACACCTGATGTAATAAAGGTGAATGAAACATGGGATGCTGTAGAAGAAAAATATAAAAATGATAACTTGTCGAAGGATGAAATCGCGTTTAATAAAGCGAACTGGTTAGCAATTGATGCAAAAAGAATTTACCAGGATAATAGTTATGATTTTAAAGTAAAATCAATTGGGGTATTTTCAAATAAATATTTAATGACAACAGCATGTAAGATTATAATTCAAAAAATCACGACATTAAAGGAGAAAATATCAGAATTATCCATTTTACCAGCAGAATTAGTTAATCAAAATGGTTTTGATGTATGCTTATACCAAGAGGGTTATACAATTGGAAAGATATTAGAATCAGTTTTATATAGTAGGTTCTTTGAAAAAGAGAAGAAAATTACATATGTCGGGTTTAAAAAGAACCATCCTCACGATGATTATTGTTTTGTTAGGGTAATATTACCTAACAAAGATGGTGTTGAAGAGTTGAGAATAATACTACAAAAATGTTTCGATGATATAATTAGCATTTACTCCGAAATAAAAGAACAATTTTAATTTACACCCTTGAAATTTTAAAATGGGACAAAATATATAACTTAATAGTATATAAATTTATTTTATGGTGTTTTGAATAAATTTTCTAACTCATGAATATTTTTTATAAAATGTTTGGATTTAATAAATTTATTATAATTTTCAAATGCCTTATCTTTATCATAAATATGTTCATCTTTATCAAAAAAGCAAAAATAATCCTTCATATATATATCATTAGAATTATCTTCTAATATTGGAATAGATAAACACATAATTGCTTCGAAAAAACGATATGACCAAGGACAATCCCCTGTCGGTGTTAATGTAAATTTAGATCTAGATATTGTATTATAGTAATTTTTATCCATTTCATATTTTTTTTTCCCATCTCTTCCATAATTAGATTGATTTATTACAGAATTCTTGTTATATTTTTGTACCCATTTACGTTTAGGAGTTATAGTTCCAGTAAAATTATAATCAATATCCTTTTCTTTTATAAGAGAATTTGTATAATTTAATATATACAATGGAAA